GTTTAGAGCTATTAGAAAAAGAAAGTACATATAAAAGTTCTCTCCAAATAAAAAAAGATTTACAATATAGCCTATTCTAAAAGAGTTCAAATACTCTTTTTTTTATGTTCAAAGGGAGTAAAAAAAACTTGAAAAAAATATATATTTGAAAAAACGCTTGCAAAAATCAAAAAGATATGATATAATAAATATATAAGGAGGTGAAAAGATGAGTAAAAAGCAGAAAAAACCAAAGAAAGGGGGGAAAAAATTAAATAAAAAAGAGCTACTACAAATGATAATCTTAATACTCGAACTTCTGGTCGTTGTTATTGAGCTAATAAAGATAATCATAGAGTAATAGCTAGGCAGTTGAGGGATAACAACCCTCCCTGTCTAAATATTATATCAATTTTTACTCATTGAATCAATGAAAAATATTTCAACTTTAACATTATCAATAATAGTATCAATACTTATATTAGTGAATTTTTATTTAAAAAATTTACTGTTAGCTGTAATTATATTAATATTATGTATTTATAATTTAATTAGATGGATTAAATTAAAAAAATAAAAGGAGAGAATTATGGCATCAGGTGGAGCAAGAAAAGGAGCAGGGAGAAAAAAACTAGACGCAAGTAAAAAGAAACTTAATAAAACTTTTAGAATTGATCCTCAACTTTTCAAAGAAATAGAATCAAAATATCCAAATGAAAAACTGACAACTATAATAGAAAAAGCATTAATTGAGTATTTAAAGAAAAATTAAAAAATAAGTAAGTAAAAAAGGCACATCAAAAATGGTGTGCTTTTTTTATTTATTGTAATTTTTATAATCTTTGCAAATTTTGCAACATTTACTCCTCAAAAAAGTTATAACAAGTATAGAAAGTAAAAAATTAAAAGGAGTATACAAATGACAAGAATAAAGCCACCTTTTCCATATTTTGGGACTAAAGGTAGATTTTACAAAGAAATTAAAAAAGTATTTGAAGAAAATTATAGAAAAAATTTTGTTGATTTATTTGCTGGAGCTATGGAAATTCCGCTTTCATTAAAAAATGAATTTAAAGAATTGAAAGTGTTAGCAAATGTAAAAGATGAAAAAATAGAAAGTTTATTAAAAATAGATGTAATGGCTCTATATAATAAAGGTCTTAAATACTTAGAATGGGATTTTAATATAAACTCGAGGGATTTATATTATAAGGATAAAAACAAGTTTAATGACCACAATACAAAATTAAAGAAAATATTTTTTAATGTATGTCCTTGCTGTGGAAAGAGAAATAACAAAGATAAAAACTTAAATAAAGAAAAAGACTATTTTACTGATATAGAAAAAACTGTATTAACTGTATTATTTGGTTTTGGAGGTTGTAGTACAAGTTTATCGAGTTCTTTTTACTCTCCTCAAAAACTAGAAACTTTAGAAATTTATCTAAAATCATTGAAAACAATTGAAATTACAAATAATTTGTTCGATGAAAACATGGAATTTAAAGATAGCTTTATATTCTTAGACCCTCCATACATTCAAAAAACAGTTAAGAAAGATAGAAAGTTCCTAGGTTATAACTATGCAACAAACAAGGGTATAGATTGGACTATTGATGATGATGAAAGATTAGTTCAATTTATAAAAAATAATCAAAATAAAAACAATGTTTTTTTAGTTTTTGGCTCAATAGACAATAATTTATCAAAACTATTAAAAGATAATTTCACTTGTGAATTTATAGAAAAAGAGTATAAACATAGTACTTTTGGAAAAGCAACAATAAGAAGTGAATATTTTTGCTTAATAAAATAAAAATATGGAGGTGCTTTATGGATTTAGAGTTATTAAAAGCTAAAAAGCTATATGCACAAGGTAATACAGCAAAAGAAATAGCTAGTGCTTTAAACAAATCACAAGGCACTATCTATCGTTGGATAAAGGATAATAAGGAAGAGTTTGAAGAGGCTAGAAAACTAGCTGGGATGACTTTGGATGATGTAGTTGATTTGCTTGACGAAACCCATAAAAAAATATTAATAGAAATTTCTAAAAATCCTGAGCAATTCAAAGATCCAAAAACTGCTGATGCTTTGGTCAAAGTTGCAAGTGTTGTAGAGAAAGTAACAGCAAGAAGTGAAAAGAAAAAAGAACAAGCTAAAAAAGAAGTTGAAGAAGAAAGAGGGGTGTTAATAGTTGATGATATCAAAGAAGAAGAGAAAGCAACTTAAAATATCAGACCTATTAACTCCTAAATTTTACCCACTTTATTCAGCTTGGAAAAGTAATAAATACACTCGTTTAGTTTGCAAAGGTGGAAGAGGTTCAGCAAAATCAACTAATATTGCTTTGATTTTAGTTGTTGATTTAATGCAATATCCCGTCAATACGATTTGTTTTAGAAAAGTAGGGGAAACACTTAGAAAATCAGTATATGAACAAATAAAATGGGCTATTAAATTTTTAGGAGTAGAGGAATACTTTGAATATAAACTTAGTCCTTTGGAAATTATCTACAAAGAAAGAGGTAATAAATTTATATTTATGGGAGTAGATGACCCTCAAAAAAGTAAATCTATAAAAGAGGCTCAATTTCCTGTCGCTCGCTACTGGTTTGAAGAACTTGCAGAGTTTAAGAATGAAGATGAAGTTGAAACAGTTTTAAATTCAATATTTAGAGGTAAGTTAGAAAAAGGGCTTATATATAAAGGCTTCTTTTCATACAACCCCCCTAAAATGAAGCATAACTGGGTAAACAAAAAGTATAACTATTCTTTTATAGAAAATAATGTATTTGTACATCATTCGACATATTTAGATAATCCTCATATATCTGAAGAGTTTATAAAAGAAGCTGAAGCAGTTAAAGCAAAAGATGAAACAAAGTATAAACTTGTGTATATGGGTGAACCAATAGGCAATGGACTTGTTCCATTTCCTAATTTAGAAATAAGAGAAATAGAAGCTTCAGAGATTGCAGGACTTGAAAAATTTAGAAATGGAGTTGACTGGGGTTATGGAGTTGATCCACTAGCTTTTGTAAGATGGGGATATGATAAAAAGAAAGGTATTATTTATGCACTAGATGAGTATTATGGAGTAGGTTTAAAAAATAGAAATCTAGCAAACTATATTCTTTCAAAAGGTTATGATGAGTTGGTTATGTGTGATAGTGCTGAGCCTAAATCTATAGATGAATTGAAGGAATATGATATAAGTGCATGGGGTGCAAAAAAAGGTGCTGGAAGTGTTGAATATGGTGAAAAATGGCTTTCTGATTTGGAAGCTATAGTGATAGATCCAAAAAGAACTCCAAACATATCAAGAGAATTTGAAATGATTGATTACGACACTGACCGTGAAGGGAATCCTTTACCTCGTTTGTGTGATTCAAACAATCATACGATAGATGCAACAAGATACGCATTTTCTAATGATATGAAAAAAGGGAAGTGGGTATATGAGTATTAAAGAAATTTTTAGAAATTGGTTTTTCAAGGATTGTTCTGTAATGACTGGAGATGGGAAGAATTTTGAATCATCTGAATATATGTCAACAATATGGGAACAGCCAGGCTTTATGCTGCCAATTAAAAAAAAGATTAAGGCTTGTCAAAATATAGAAATGGGCATTTATATAGGAAAAGAAGATGGCAAGAAAAAAGTTGATAACCATATTTTAAATAAAATTTTTAGAATGATTAATCCAAATACATCGTTCCAGGACTTTATAGATTATTTAATAGTTTGGTTAGAAGGTTCAAATAATGGAGTTTTATTAGAGCTTATAAAAGGATTGCCCTCATTTACTCCTGATTTATATATACACTCACCAAGTAATTTTACAGTGTATTTTGAAGGTAGAAGGATAAGAGAAATAAGAATACATAATCCAGCTAAAACAATAACTGGGGACGAATTAAAGAATTATATGTGGCTTAGTTCTCCAAACTATGACAACATAATAGATGGAGTTAGTGGAAATGGAATAGGTCAAGGAAGAAGCAAACAGAACGCATTAGCAATATTTGGAGCTTATTTATTCAAGGCTTGGAAATGGAACTGGAGCTTGGCAAATAATTTAGGAAAACCAGGGGGAATACTTCAAACAGAAGGTGCAGTAGATAAGGAAGATAGAGAAGAAATAAGGAGCAAATATTCAGCTCATTATGCAGGATCTGAGAATGCTGGAAGTCCTTTGGTACTTGGTTCTGGATTGAAGTACCAAGACACTTCAAAAGCACCAATAGATGCTGACTGGAGTACGGCAGAACAAAAAGCACATGAAAGAGCTGCTATTGCTGCTGATGTTCCAGTTGAATTAGTTGGTGGAGGAGATTCAACTTATCAAAATAGAAAACAAGCTAAAAAAGAACTATATAGAGAAGCAGTAATTCCGTTTTTTAACAATTTAAAGAATTGGCTTAATTATTTATTAGCTGACTATCTGAAAAATGGAGAATATATAGACTATGATCTTTCTGGTGCTGATGAACTGAAAGATGATATAGGGGATATTGTTCAAAAATTAGAACCATTAAAAAATAGAGTAACAATAAATGAATATAGAAGAATTATATCAACACTTACTGATTTAAGTTTAGAGCAACTAAAAGGTGGAGATGTCTTACTTATTGGTGGTGGAGATATGACATTAGAGGAAGTTACTGAACCAGCCACAACAGAAGGAGAAAAAGAAGAAGATGTATGAAAAAGGAAATTCAAAAGATAAAAGCAATTAAAGCACTAGAAAGAAGACTCAGTGCAAGGAATAAGAAAATTATAGAAAAAATATTTGTTGAACTAAGAGATAAAGTAATTGCAGATAATTCAAAATCTTATGATGTAAAAATGATAATAAATATTGATTATGAATGGCTTTTGAAAAAGTTTAAAAGTGGACTTGAAGTAATTTATCTATATACATTCGAGGAGACTTTTAAGGGCTTTCAAAACATCTATAAAAAAGTAATAAAACCTAAAACTATAAAAGGTATTAGAGATTATTTTTTAAAAGATTGGAATATAAAGAATGCTGGAAAACAAGCAACTAAAATGACAGCAACAACAAAAAATATTTTAAATAAGATAATCACAAGTGGGCAAGAAGAAGGCTTGTCACATAATGACATGGTAAAAGAACTGGTAAAAAATATCAATGGAATGACAGAACAAAGAGCCAGCACAATAGCAAGAACTGAAACAAGTAAGAGCATTAATACAACAAGTTATGAAACTGCTAAAAATGTGATGAAAGAAAAATGCTGGATACATGTTGGAGGAAAAAAGACATATAGACCACACCATAAAGCTATAAGTAATAAATGGGTGGATATAGACTATAAATGGAAGTTAAAAGATGGTGTAGAAGCTGACTATCCACACCAGGACAGTTTGCCAGTTTCAGAGGTTGTTAGATGCAGTTGTTTAATTATTTTCAGATAAAGGAGTAGGTATGTCACAAAAAAAGATAAAGAAAAGAATTAATTTTTCTGATGAAACTTTAAATTTTACTTGTGAAATTGAAAAGTTTAATGAAGAAGAAGGTGCACCAGGAAGATTTACAGGAATACTTGTAAATATGCAAAATGACAGTCTTGCAAAGGGTATTTATAGATTTAAAAAGGGAAGTATGCAAGGGAATAATGGGAAGACTTTACTCCTTTTATACAATCATTATGGGGAATTATTACCAGTTGGAAAATTAGTAGGAGAAGAAACAGAGAAGGGATTTGAAGTTGTGGGAGAGTTTCATTTATCAAAAGATGAAAATGGAAATTATATAAATCCTGAAGCTGTAAAGTTGTATTCGCTTATGAAAGAAATGAAGCTACCTTTTGAAATGTCAGTGGGTGGAAACATTGTAGATTATAAAGAATCTAGTGAAAATGGTAAGTATTACATAGATATAAATAAGTTTGAAGCTCATGAGGGGAGTTTAACACCCAAGGGTGCTGTAAAAGGTAGTAAAGTAACAAGAGTATTTAATAGAGAAAATGGAGGAATAGGACAAATGGATAGGGAACAATTAAAATTATTAATGGCTGAATTATTAGCAAATTTTAAAACTGAGTTATTAGAAGCTGGAACACCAGAAGAAATCAAAAATTTACCTACTAAATTCAATGAAATTAATTCAAAGTTTGAAGAAATTAAAACTGAATTAAATGGAGAATTTAAAGCTGAAATTGAAAAGCAAATGACTGAGTTTAATGAAGTTATTAAAGGATTAAAAGCAAACTTTAAAGCTACTCCAGCAGAAGTTACAGTTGCTGAACAATTTAGTGCAATGATTCAAGAGGTTGAAAAAAATGGAAAAGCAACAGAAACTGTTTTTAATTCAACAACAGAATTAAATTTTTCAGCAGATCCTGCTAATACAACTAATACATCAAAAGCTATTAAAACACAGTATGTAAATACAATACTTGAAAGATTAGTTGAGCAAAATTCAGCACTTGGAGATATAAAGTTTATTCCAATAACAGATGGAAGTTTAACAATTCCAAGAGAAGTTGCAGGTTTACCAGAAACTGGTTGGATAGGGGAGGAAGCAGACAGAGAAGAAACTTCTGTGTCTCAAATTGACCATGTAGTTATAGCATTACATTCATTGTATGCAATGCCAAAAGTAACTAATAAATTACTTGCTACCAACTTTGTAGGATATGCTAATTTCTTAATAAAAAGAGTAGAATATGCTTTATCTTTAAGATTAGCAGATGCATTATTTAATGGAACAGGGACAAATATGCCTACTGGAATTTTAAAAGATAGCAAAGTAACGCAAGAAATTGAAATAGATACAACTGATGACACAACATTTGTTGATTCATTAATAAGTGCTTACTATGCATTAGATGAGGAAGTTGCAAGAAATGCAAAGTGGTACATGACTTCTGAAACTTGGGCAGGAATAGCTAAATTAAAAAATAAACAAAAAGATTTCTATATTACTGATTTAAACAATGGAAATACAAGAACTTTAATGACTAGACCTGTTATTCTAATTACTTCAAAAAATGCAGGACTAAAAGGAATTACTACAGCAACAGCCAATGAAATAGTTGGAGTATTTGCAGATTTAAGTACAGCAGTAATGGGAATCCAAAACAATGCTATGACAATGAGATTAGAAGATAAAGTAACTTCTAAAGGGTATACAAAATATTACATGGAAAAAGGTGTGGGCTTGGGAGTTCAATTACCTGAGAATATTTTAAAATTGAAGAAAAAAGCATAATTTAAGAGGGATTATTCCCTCTTACAATGCTAACAAGGGGATAGCATGGGGATTAAATATGATTTAGAAATTGCTAAAATACTCACTAATATTGAGGATGAAGAGCTTTTAAATTTTTATATTAATGCAGTAATAAAAAAGATAGAGGGGATATTAGGCTATGAACTCCTAAAAGGGCAAATAATAAGTTTAGTTAGTGGACTTAATAAAAACTATGTATTCTTACCTAGAAAGAAAATTGAAAGGGTATTGAACGCTAAAAAAGGGTGTAAAAAACTCCCTTTCAGTTTTGTAAATAGAAAAGTAATATTTGATGAAATTATAACAACAGATTCTTATGTAGAAATAGAATATATAGCTGGCTATGATGAATTACCTGAAAATCTATTAATGTTCATCTGCTCAACAATAAAGGAAGAAATTTCTAATGCTGAAGGATTAAAGAGCTATGGAATAAGAGGAATAAATTATACTTTTTTAAATAAAATAGAACAATCTGACAACTTTATAAGAGGAGTAAGGGACTTATTTGGAGTTATAGAAATATGACAATTGTAGAAATTTGCCAAGAAATGGGATATTTAAGTAAACATACTGTAGAAATTGGAATATTAGCTATTGATAAAAGTTTAACTGGAGAAAATGGAAAAACAACTATTCTTGAATATGCTATATACAATGAATATGGGACTCCTAGTATGCCTGCTCGTCCATTCATGAGAAATGCTTTGGATAGTAATAAAGAATATATAGGCAACTTAATAAAAACAGCTGTTGCTGATGTTGCAAAAGGAAGTATAAAAGGCAAACCTGCACTTATGAGAGTAGGGGAAACTATAAGAGGTTTAGTAATTCAAAGTATTGCTACAGCTCAGACTTGGGCAACTCCAAATAATCCAAAAACTTTAAAAATAAAAACTAAAAATGGACAGGCTAATAATACCAAACCACTTATAGATAACAGATTTTTAATAAAATCAATTCGGTATCAAATAGTAAATGAAAATGGGACAATAGAATATTTGTCAGACTTTAAGGATGTATAAGATGGATAAAGTTATTTTATTAAGTAAGCACAAAACAAATATAAAAATTATTTCAAGTGTTGAAGGAAGATGGGAAAAAGGGAAATATATAGCTAATGAAGAGAAAGAAAAGATTATAAAAGGGGTATATATACCTGTTTCATCTGATACTTTGAAATATTATCCTCAAGGTGAAATTACTTTAAAAGATATGGAATTGTTTACAAAAGAGAAACTAAAAGAAGGGGATATTGCTATTTTAAGAGATGAAAAATTTAAGATAATTGAAATAACTGACTTTGATTATCTAGCTGATATAAAAAGCTATATTTTAAAGAGGAGTACAAAAGATGATTAAAATTATAATTGAATTACTCAATAAAATGAGTAACATTCAAATTATACCAGCTTTTACTACTACAAAGGTTCCTAAAAAGCCTTATGCTACTTACCAAGTGTTAAATATAAATAGTGCTGATTTTAGAGGATATACAGAGAGAGAATATATAAAACAAGATGAAAAATATCTTGAAACAACTGAGTATAGAATAATGGCAAGACTTCAATTTGACATATATTCTGAAACTCAAGAAGAAACATTAGAAAATGCAATTGAACTGAGAGAATTAATCCTTTTCAATGCAAGAAGAGAGATAAATAGATTAGATGCTGGAGTAGTAAAAAGTAGTGAAATAAAATCATTAAATGAATTAATTAATTCAGAGTATGAGTATCGTTGTACTTTTGATATAGTTTTTGAATATATGAAAGTAACAAAAGAAAGAGAACTTGAATTAATAAAAGAAATAGAATTATTAGTAAATAATAAAAATAAAAGTAGAATAGCGAGGAGGAAAGAATAATGGGAGTATATAGAGAACCGATAAAAGTAGTATTAGAACAAGAATTGAATTTGACAATTGCTTCATTAAATAAAACTCTTATAGTTACAAATGATAAGAATGCAGATTTTAAATATTATATGAACTCAAAAGATGTTGCTAATGATTTTGGGAATAATTCAAAAGTATATAAATTAGTAGAGAAGTTTCTAGGACAAAGAGATGGAGATGGTAATATTTTAAAACCTGATTTCTTTGGAGTTGTTGGAATTACTGTAAGTGGGCAAGAAAAGATAGAAGATAAGTTGAAAGAAGTACTGAATGAAAACTTAGACAAAGAGTGGTATGCCCTTATAACAACATTTGATAGTGTTGAAACAATGAAAGCTGTAAGTTCTTTTTTAACTGAAAATAGAAGAATCTATATAACAGAAGTCAAAGCTTATCCATTAGCTGATACATTAAAGTCTGATAGAATTGCACCTATTTGGAATTTAAAAAAAGATGAAGCGGATAAGGAGTATAAAGCAGCTGCTTATGCAGGAGTAGTTATAACAAAAGGAGCAGGATACAGAAGTTCAATGATAGAGTTACAAGGAGTAACAGCAGACACTGAATTAGCTAAAAAGCCTGAACTTACAAAAAATAATATTACATTTGTAGAGAAAAGAACATCAGAAGGTTATATTACAGCTAATGGTGGGAAAACAACAGATGGAACTTATTTAGATGACACAACTGCTATTGATTGCATAATTGTAAACCTAAATGAAAATTTAGAAAAAGCAATGATAAAAAAAGGATTTCCACAAGATGAGGAAGGCTATGCCTTTTTAGAAGAAACATTAAACAATGTTATGGAAGAAATGGGAGCTAATAATTTACTTGCTAAATTGAATGGCAAATATCAATATACAGTTTTTCCTGTGACTCAGACAGCAACAGAAAGAGGGCTTAGACTTATAAGACCGAAAGTACTTTTCAGACTTAGAAACTGGGCTTATTTCATTGATTTAACATTAATGAAAACTAATAAGGATATTGGAGGTAAGGAATAATGGTTGATTTAAGTAAAAAAATTTTTATTTTTAATGGTTATACTTTTAAAAATTTTAGAAGTCTGAGTGTTGGGGCTCCTGAAGACCAATATAAGTCATCTGATAAAAGTATTTATGGAGAGAGAAGAATATTATATAGTCCAGATCCAAATCTTGAAATAACTATTACTGTTGCAAGTGGAACTGAAGATGAAAAAATACTTTTAGATGCTTCAGAGAACAGAATAACTGGTTCAGGATATTTTAAAGATAGTTCAATTTCTAAATATAGTAGAGGCGTAACAATAAAAGAAATTGGAGTAAATAAAAGTGAATTGGCAAATGATGGAGAATCTGATTCAAGAGAATTTAAACTTGTATGTGTAGGTGTTAAGGAGGCAATGAACTAATGGAAAATAAAATAAATAAAACAGAGCAACAAGAATTAAAAAATAAAGAATTTCTAAAAAAAATAGAGGATAAGAATATATCAAATATAACTTTTAAAGCTGAGGGTTTAGGAGCTTTAGAATTTAATTTGATGATGACAGGAAAAGATTTTAAAACAATAGAGAGACCTTTTAGAATTGAAAGAGTTTCAACAGATACATTTTTTAAGCTTTCATCTGAAAAAGATGAATTAGCAATAGGTAAGAAATTATTGAATACTTTTATAGCTCAGCCTACGGAAGCTAGAGACATAGAATTTTTTAATATGGATCAAGAAGCTTTAGAAACTATTACAGTGATTATAACTGAATTTCAACAAACTCCCTTTTTATTCATTAAAAACTTTGGAGAAAATAAGGAAAATTAAGCAAGGAAGATTTGATGTTTGTTTTGAATCTAAGATTCCATACTATAAAAAGCCTGTTGAAGATCTATGTTACGAAGAATATATGCTTTTACAATTAGCTTGGGCTGATTATGCAAAAAGAAAAAATAAAAATTAGAAAGGAGGGTTAGCAATGTTAGAACAGTTATCATTGGTTTTTAAAGTTGTAGGTAATGGACAAGTTACTTTAAATCAAATTAGTTCTCAAATTGGAAATTTAAAGAATAATATGTCAAATTTTAAAAATAGTGTTAGTTCAACATTTGGGAATCTAAAAAGCACTATTGGTTCAGTAAAACAAAGTTTAGTTGCTTTTAAAAATAAGATTAGTACAACTTTTAATGCCTTGAAAGCTAAAATAACAGCTAACTTTCCTGCTATTTCAAAATTAAGAAATGGATTTATCTCACTTCGTAGGAGTTTAGGAAATTTTGGTAATTATGCCCAGCAACA